CAAGGAAGTTATTGAAGAGCATCCCATGTGTGCTGGTTGTGCAATGACATTATTTATTCGTCTTGCATATATTGGTATGCCTAATCCTGAGCACACTATAGTTGTAGGTACTGCTGGTTGTGGACGTTTAGCAATATCACAAGCATCTGTACCATTTATCTATGGAAATTATGGTGACACTAATGCTGTTGCATCTGGACTAAAACGTGGTCTTGAAGTTCGTTTCCCTAACCAACATAAAGATGTTGTAGTTATGGCAGGTGATGGTGGATTGATTGACATTGGATTTCAAGGACTAATGCATAGTTGGTTTCGTAAAGAAAGATTTACAACTATCATGCTCGACAATGAAACTTATGGTAACACTGGTGGACAAGAGAGTGGTATGACCCAGCAAGGTAAAGTTCTTAAAATGGCACCAAGAGGAAAATTCGGTGAAAAAGTAGATGCAATTGGTCTTGCCAAAGTAGCAAAGGTAGACTACATTGCTCGACTTGCACCTACTAACCCTGCAAGAGTCGCAAGAACAATCAGACGAGCAATTATGGTAGCAAGAGAAGTTGGTCATTCATATGTCCAAGCATATACCTCTTGTAATATTGAGTATTCTATCCCTACTGCTGATGTTATGCAAGATGCTTTTGATATTGAGAAGGAAAGATATGGCTTTGAAGAAATCATGTCACCTGCAGCTAAAGCATATCTTGATGAGGTAGAAAAGAAACCAAAGAAAAAGTAAAAAAAAAGGGACTTGGAATTAACCAAGTCCCCAATTCTCTCTCCTCCCCAAATACTACTGGTCAGCTAACTTCTTAAAATACGCCAAGTTGTCTTCAACTGGTTCAGGTGCATCCACAGAAGTAACTGCATCCTCTGTACTCTCCTCAATCGTATCAGCAAACTCACTACCAGCACTTCGAGCAACTACAGTATTGAAACGAGCTTCTAACTCTTGATAACTCTTAAAATTATCAGGACTTATCAACTCTTGTAGTAGGTGTTGTTGTTTCCAAACTTCTTCACATTTAGCATCATCACCACCAAGTAATGGTGAAGGTGTTGCAAATTCAGACTTATCATAATTCACATATCCATCTACTTGACGAATTTTGATTTTAAAGTCTGCACCTTCCCAGAAGTCAAAAGGATTTAGTGGAGTTTCATCCTTAAACTCTGGATTCATTACACCTGTAATCTTCTCAAAGATTTTCTTACCATAACGAAAGAGCATTACTTTTCCTTCATTGTCTTTGTTAACACTATCTTCCAATACAAGAATATTAGAATAATAGCTCAACTTTCGTTTTCGAGCTCTAGCTGTATCCTTATCAGAATCAATACCAGAGTTCCACAAACCTGTATTTGCTTTTGATACAGGATCATCTTTACCCATTGTAGTCAATGAGTTCTCGATATACCAACCACCTGGTCCTTTAAAACCATGTGACCAAAGTTGTACCCAAGGGGTATCTTCGTCTGCTGCGGCGGGAAGAAAACGAATTACTGCATAACCATTACCAGACTTATCACGTTCACATTTCCAAATACGGTCATCACCATATGTAGGTTTCTCAGCTAGTTTTTCAACTTGCTTAGATAGGGACTCTAGGTTAGACATTCTGTTTTTCTTTAGATCATTGAAACTTGCCATTCTTATTACTCCTTATTATTACGTTATATTATTATATTACTCTGTATCATCATATTACTTCCTAATTTCTCCTTTCTATAATGGAAGTTTACTGGTTCGTTTTAACATGTTAAGCTCTTGAGCCTCATGTTCTATTTTATCTTTAATAGACTTATTTAATAATTTGGAAACCATTTCTATTTCACCATCAATATCATCGGTATATAGTAAAACAGCTTCCATATATGAAATCTTTTTCTCACTAACTAATTTTTCTATATCTAAGGATATATCAATTGGCATTATTTAACATCCTTTATTTTATCACATATGCCAAGTTTTTTTGCTTCTTTAGCACTTAACCAAACATCATGTGGTGGTAATAGATATTGACGAATCTGCTTCTCATTCAATTTAGTACATTTTTGATAATGTTTAATTACTCTCTCTGTAGTTAATTCATATTCCTTAACAGTAGAAAACAGTTCATGTTCTTTACCATATGCCCCCCAAGTATACTGGTGTGACATAATAGAAGTATTTGGTGTTAATGTCCTATGTCCTTTTTCACCTGCAATAAATATAGAAAATGCTGCTGAAGCGACAGTTCCTAATCCTATCGTATGAATTGGTATTGGACTTCCTCTCAATATATCAATAACAGCAAACGCTGAGTTTAAATCACCACCAACAGAGTTAATTATTAACTTTAAATACTTTGCTCGTGGATTAGTTATATTTGCACATAAAATGTATCCAATTAAATCTTTACATGTTTCATCTGTAACAGGACCCATAAACAAATATGTATCCTGGTCTTCTGGTATTGGTGAGCTTTTATTGTTAGTTTCCGTTGCCATTTATACTCCTGAATAAAAGATGTGGTTACCAATTTTAACAATACGTTTCATATCTTTTGTCCACCAAGGCTTTTTGATATAATCTGCATGATAATGTGTTGGTTTTTCAGAATAATAATCTAGTTGAGTATAATAATTATCGACAGCCCATTTAGTTACTTTTTTAGAATATGCCCAAGCAGTTCTATCTTTAGGTCTATCTGATACTCCATCACAATACCAAGAAAAAGCACAAGACCCACGTCTTTTCTTATATCCTTGTTTCACAACTTCACATATATCGTTCTTAAAATATCTATTTAATTTTCTATTTATAGTTACGAATGCAACTGCTATCTGACCTGGAGTATCTTGATTTCTTGCTTCAAAATAAACATTTAAAGCAAGACAGTTACTTTCTTCTTTTGAAAGATCAAGAATTTGATTTTTAACTGCATATTTTTTAGGTTGAATTTGTCTAAGAACTAAACCTTTAGTTTCATCTTCAACTTCAAAAGGGATTAACATATCTACCTCATTTAAAGCTTTTTGAACACCACTGTCAACTTTCCATAAACATACAGAAGTAATAAAGAAGAAAATCAAAAACATTAAATTATATTGACCTTGGTTCATATGTAACCCCTCTAAAGATGAAAAAAAGGAGAGACAGTCACCCATCCCTCCTTTTTTTGTTAACTACCAATCAACTACGCAGAATAAAACGCATTAAGTTTAGTGCGAATAACTCCTACTGCTTTTGCACCACCAACAATATTGGCGTTCTTAAAAGCTACCTGACCAGTTGCTGGACTCGTATACATCTGAACCCATCGTGGAAGACCTGTCAACTCAGACTCGGTGCGGGTAATCTTTCGTGCATTCTTCATTCCTACTTTTGGCATACCATGTTTAACACTCATTCAATATCACTCCTTAAAGATTAATAACGATCTCATTCACAACCATCAACTAGTTATTAGTTGATTACTTAATTGTTATATACATTATAACAAATTTTGTCATATAACACAAGGAAGAAGTTTACCCTAGTATAACCAGACTGACCTTGACTTTGCAGGGTCAACATCTACATGGATAAAGTTCTTCGCGATACCAATTCTCTGAAAATACTTAGTCATCTCTGTAAGCATCTTCTGACGAAAAGGACCTGAATCACATTTTACATCTACCGCAACACCATCAATATGACTGGACGATGAACTACCACCAATTTTTGTATTATGTGCTTCACATCTTACTCCACTAGTAACTGACATAGGTCCCATCTTATCTCTAACCAATTGTAACTTATCAACCAGATCACGGTTAATATAATCACTACCACATCCACAATGACAAACAAATTCGCTTAAATTAAAGTTTTTCGTAAGCTGTTCCATCTTATCTCCTTTTGTATTTACTTATTTACTCATTCTAACAATAAACTTACCTAGTTTGTCATCCCACATTTTCTGAACCTCTTTAACATAATCAATTATAGCATCTAACCAATCTCTTTTAGGATAAATAATTTCAAGTTCTTTTTTTTCAGTTTTCATAATATTTACTCCTTAGTTTTACATATTTTTATATGAGAGTATTTCTTTAATAAATCTATACCATCTTGATTTTTATATTTCTGTTCATAATAAAACTTTTTAACACCAGACTGTAATATTAACTTAGCACAATCAACACAAGGAGCATAAGTACAAAACATATATGAATCTTGTCCTGACTCTGTAGACTTTGCTAACTTTAAAATTGCATTAGCTTCTGCATGTATAACTTCTGGTTTTGTATGTCCGTTTTCCTCACATACATTAGAAGCACCACTTGGCATTCCATTATATCCAATTGATATAATTCTATCATCTTTAACAATAATACAACCAACTTGTAGTCGAGTTGCTGATGATAACTTACCATAAACTCTGGCGACTTCCATATGCGCATTTATAAATTTATTTTTCATAATTAAGGTGGTCCGTTCTGTTTCGAGGTGGACCAGGCCCAAGCGTCAATTAAGCCGCAATTGCTACATCATAGTCGTTATCAACTATAGTTTGAATGATTGATAA